CTATCGAGGCAGTGCAATACCCGTGGTGACCGGCTGCCATGGTGCTTCATGGCCACCCAGGTAATGCTCGGTCATCGATGCGTTGCCGTGTCCCATCAGCGCTTGAATCTGCTCCGTGGTCCAACCCGCATCGCGCAGCAGCGCACCGCCCAGGCTGCGGATCTCATGGAAGGTAGGTGGCGCATCGCCACCCACGCCGGCAGCATCGCGCGCCTTTGCGAATGCACGCGACAGCTGCTCGGGCAGCACCTGCGTGTGGTGCGCTCGGTCCTTCGCGCGCTTGTCGCTGGGCCTGGCCTTCTCCGGCAGCCGGTGGATCACGAACGGCGAAACCACGTCATCGCGGCACCGGGCCAGCAGGTCGAGCAGCGGACCAGCCACGGCGATCTGTAGTCGAACGTTCGTCGAGCCCTCGGTTTTCGACGGCACGACCCACAGGTGGCCGTCGCGCACGTCGGCGAACTTCACCGTCACCACGTCCTCGCGGCGCAGCAGCGTCACCAGCGACAGGTCCATGGCGTTTCGCAGCCACGGCGCGGCTTGGTCCCATATGGCCCGGTAGACGTCGAGGGTCAGGCGCACGCGCTTCCGTTCGTGCTGGAACCGGCGAGTCGCCAGCGCGGGGTTGGTATCTATCCAGCCTTCCTCCACGGCACAGGCCAGGATCCAGCCCAGCACCAGCCGGAACTGCTGGCGCGCGCGGTCGGATTCGGTGACTTCGCGGATGAAGGTGGCGCACACCTTCACCGTCACGTCGGCCACTGCCTTCGAACCCAGCCCGGCCTCGATGCGTCGGATCACGCTTTCGTAGACCTCGGCCGTCTTCGGCGCCCACTTCCTGCCGGGCACGTCATCGCGGCGGAACACGACAATCGCATCGGCCACCGTCTCGCCTGGCGTGATGACTCGGGCCACCAGGTCGTCGGTGGGAATCAGCAGCGCGTTGAGCTTTTTGGCCGCGGCGAACGCACGGGCCTGGTCGGTGCCCATCCACGTTTCTTTCTTCGTGACGGGGTGCCGGTATTTGAACCCGTCCCGGTTGGGGTACAGGTTGGCCGGCCATCCCTGGCGGCTCTTGCTTCGTTGTCTCGGTGCCATCGTCAGGCCGCCTCACCCAATACTCGCGCGACAAGATCATCGCCGCCGGCGAGCCATTCGTGTTCGTCGATGAACCAGGTGCCGCCGACCTTGCGGCCGGGCAGCTTGCCCTCGCGCAGCAGTCGTTGCAGCACCTGCATTGACGGTCGGCTGCCTTCTTCGAAGTAGCGGGCCAGCCACCGCTCGGGGGTCATCAGTTGCATGCTGGTCTCCTTCAGTTCGTGGCCAGCGCAGCGCGCAGCTGCTCGGTGGCCTGGGTTGCTGCATCGCGCAGGCGCAAAACCTCAGCGCGCAGGCGGATCACTTCATCGGCCGCGACCACCAGCTGCTCGCGCAGCACGTCCTTGGCCGGCTGCTTCATGCGGCGCGGTTCGCGGGGGAAAAGCTGGTCACCCATTGCCGCATTCCTCGCGAGCGATCGCTTCGGTGCAGGCCTTGCAGTGCGCTTCATCGAGCCGGTTGAATGTCCAGCCTTCGGACCTGGCCTCGGCCTTCAGCTCCTTCCGAGGTACGCGCCCGTTGTAGGTGTGCCGCCCATAGCAGGTGCGGGCGCAGCGGGCGCATACCAGCTCGCACCACACTTCAGTGGCCATGAGCGCACCTCCGCCAGCACCAGCGCAGCCCTGCGCGCGCGGCGCGGCATGCGCGGCTGATCGCCCACAGGGTGGCGATGCCGGCCAGGAACCCGGCCAGGGCGAACACGTGGACCATTGCAGCGGTGAGCAGCTGGTCAGCCATTGGGCGGCTCCTTCTGCTGGAAGTGGTGCACGACGATGACCGCGCCGGGCAGGCCGCTGTCGATCAAGGCGCGGCGGTTTACCTCGCCGTATGCGATGAGGCAGATGGGGCCACCGCTATTGCCACGCGCACGGGTTCCGTCTGGCCGGTGGAAATGAGGGCGGTTCGCCAGCATCAGGACAGCACTGGCGCGGCGCCACACGTAGCGCTGGAACATCGCCGTCTCGGTACGAGCGAAGGCCAATGCGATCCCATTTCCGTGATCGGCCATGCGCGCCAGCCATGCCTCGGTGTGGCGCCCGAACGGCGGGTTGCACCACACCCGGCCATGCCACTCCGCAGTCAGGCCATCTTCCGGCAACTCGATGTGCCGGGCGGCGGTCGGCCACGGACGCGGCGACGGAGCGGCGCACGGGTCCAGGTCGAACGCGCCGAGTGCCGCGATGATCTCTGGAGGGGTCAGCCACGTGTGAGTGGCTGCCTCCGGTCGTGCGGCGTAGGGATGCGCTCGACTCATTTGCCCACCGCCTGGCTGTCGATCAGGGCGCGCACGTCGGCGAAGCGGACCCACTCGCCCGTCGCATCGCGGTTGTTCACCACGTCCCAACCTCGACTGGTCGGCACGCCCTCCATGTCGAAGCGCTCCAGCTGCTGCAGGTCCACGGCCTGCGCGGGTGGGCGCTTGGCCTGCTTCGAAGCCTTGCTCCGGGGTTTCCGCCGACCCAGTTCGATCGAGGCGTACGTGCTGAATCCAGCCAGATCCCATTCCTCTGGCTCGATGAACGTGGCGTACTGCAGCAGGTCGTCAACTCCAACTGCCCGAACGATCTCCGCCCAAAGCACACCGCTATCCTGTGCAGTGACGCATTGGAGCGCCACGCAGATCCCGGCTAGGAACTCGTCGCCTTCGCCATGCTTCCCCACCGACTGGCGGGCGGCGACGGACTCCCCGCGCTGGTGCAGCATCATGCAGAAGTTGGCCACATCGCGTGGGTCGCCCTTCTCCACGTGGTCGCGGAGCATGCGAGACAGATCCTCGGCACTGCACTGCGCGGGATCTTCCCAGCCGCCACGGCCCTTGGCGCGGGCTGCGGCCATCTTGGCCTTCATGGCTGCGGCGAATGCATCCACGGCCAGGTCGTCCGGGTGCTGCTCGGCCAACGGCTGGCGGGCGGCGAGTGCAGTCATAAGCTCGCGTATATGGTCGAACCACAACGTGCGGTCATATGCGCCAGATAGAATTTCTTCGCGGTGTACGTCAGTCGGTGCGCGATCAGCGAGAAACTGCCGGACCGCTTTGTCATCCACGTTTCTCGGCGCATCCTGACCACTCGGGGAGGGCTGGGCGGAGAGGGCGGCATAGGGGGCCCAATGAGTTGGCCCATACTCGGTGTCTACGGCATGGTTGACGAACGCAGAGCCGTTGTTGAAATCAATGAATGCCCACGGGAATCCACCAGTATCGGACGGCCAGGTTCCATCGTCGTTCTGCACCGGCGATACCGGCGCAGACCACCAGCCGGGCGATACATGGTCTTCACCCCACCGCAGACGAACCACAGTTCCGTCGCGCGGGCAGGTGTCCATCGAGCGCCACGGCGCCCGCTCGGCCTGATCCCCGAGCCTCACCCTCCCACCGGGCTGCGCGTCCGCCAGGGTCTTGTCAGTGCTCATGCTGCTTCTCCTTGGGCTCGGGCGATGGCGGACCACAAGCGCCCCCAATCTTCATTGCCCGCGATGGCGTGATGGACCTGACTCGACGCCTCAATCAGCTCGGCAACTGCGGCGCGGGCATTCTCTAGTTCGGGTGAACGTGATCCTTTCCGCCGAAGCACTTCGCAGGCCCCATCCATCACCGCCAGCACATCGACAGCCATGGTCTTGTTGTCGGTGGTCATGCGGATTTGCTCCTCGCGATCAGCGGCGTCGGTTGGTAGTTGACGGTCGGACGCACGTACACGACCTTCTTCTGCAAGCGCAGTTGCTCCAACACGTAGTCGCCTGGGTTCTCCTTTTCGCCGCTGGCAAGACGTGACAGATAGCCGGCATCGATGCCAAGGTGCTTGGCGGCTTCACGAAGCGAGCCGTACACCTCGACCTCAGCGTCGATGGCCTCCTTGATGGTCATTTCTTTCATGCAACCTCCTGCAGTTGGGAGGCCTGTTCGGCCTCGATCAGGGCATAGCCGATGGCGTCGACGCGTTCGCGCAGCTGACGGCGTGCGATCAGCAGCTGCAGCGCGATGTGCCGGCGGTGGTCGGTGAGCTGGAACGTGCGCGTCTCGATGTGCAGCTTCCCGGCCAGGTCGCGGCGGAACAGGCGGTAGGTGAGGACGTGGCCGCCCAGCACCTTGTCGATGGACCGGCCCCAGGCGAAGCCCTCGGTGCGCTTCGGCAGCCGGCGGTCGTAGCGGTGGTGGGTCATGGAATCACCCCATGGGCATCCCGGTTGTGGTCGGCCATGCCGATCTGGCGCACGCGACGGCCGCAGGTCGGGCAGGGCACCTTCTTCTTCCGGGCCTGGTCGGCGGTGTGACGTGCGATGTTCTCGGCCTTGCGCTCAGCCTTGGTCGGCTGGCAGTGCCGGCAGTAGCGGGCAAAACCCTCACCGCAGCCCGGCAGGTTGACGCCGCAGCCTTCGCACACGTCGCCTTCGATCATCAGGTCCGCGTACTCACCCATGGCTGGCCACCGCGATCACGCCAGCAGCGACCAGAGCTGCCTCCGCGTCCTTGATGTATTCGTGCCCGTAGATCTTCCAGTTGTCCTCGAAGTCGACGTTGCAGGCTTCCGAGGCGCGACGGCACAGTGCGCGGGCCGCTGCTGTGACCTTCTGAGAGGGGGTGTCGTTGCTCATGCGTGGCTCCGAAGCGGCACGCGGCGAACTGGCCCGTGCCACAGGTTGGTGAGGTTGTTGAGGTGGACCTGCAGCGGATCGCGGCGCAGTGGGCGCAGCGGGTCGTGCAAGCGGCGTTCGGTGTTCCGGCAGGGCGCGCACGCGGCGGTGGCCTTGCCGTTGATCAGGGGGAAGAACCGCAGCGGCAGCCGGGCCGCGCACTTGGTGCAGGTCTTCATGGCATGCGCGCCTTCTGCAGGTCGGCCCAGGTCAGGGGGTGAGGGCGCCGCTTGATCCGCTCGTATGCGGCGCTGTGGGATATGTCCAGGATCTCGGCCACCTGCGCGGTGGTGTAGCGCTTGCCCTCGATGACGTGGGCGAACAGCTGCGCGCGGGCCTGGCCAGCACGTCGCAGGCTCTTGGCGTGGCAGGGGTAGAGGGCGACGTCCATCAGGCGGCCACCTGCTGGTGATCGCCAGCGCGCAGGCTCTGCTCGAACCCGGCGACCATCTGCCGGAACGGCTCCAGGTCGGCGCGCAGCTTCGCGATGAACGCCTCGTCGCGGTCGAAGCGGCGCCACCACAGCTGCTTACCGACTGCGGACAGCGCCGGGCAGTACAGGCCGATGTGCCACCACTTCCGGTCGGTCAGCCACATGCAGCCCTGGGCCTGCTCGAACACCTCGCTCGCATCGTTGTCGATGTGGAAGGCGCGCAACTTCTCCGGGTTGATGAAGGCCTTGTACTCGCTCCCGCCGTCGTCGTTGATGAAGCCATCCGCCGAACAGCCATAGTTGCCGCAGTCGCTCAACACGAACCCGGCGCGCTTCACCAGCAGGCCGGACTGCACCTCATGCTCGGCGCGAGCAAACGGCTCCAGCTCGTGACCGCGGCGCATGGCGAACGTCTCGAAACCCTCGTCCAGAGGCTCGCCACTGATGCGCTCGATCGCCAGCCGGAAGGCGTAGTTCTTCGACGCCTCGCTGAAGTCGCCGATGGGCTCGCCGGCGATGGCCTTCTCGATGATGGCCGAGCGCGGCACGGCCTTGTAGCCGGCGCGCTCCATGGCGGCCTTCTCGGCCAGGCCGGACAGCACCGCGTCCACATAGGTGCGTTGCTGTTCGGTCAGCTCGCCCACGCGCGAGCGCGCGGTGGCGAACATGCTGGCGGTGATGATGCCGGCGCGGGCGCGGTGCCATGCCTCGCTACCTTGGTCGCACCCGATGACGATCACAGCGGCACCTCTTCATCGGCTGCCGGCTGCTGGTCGCCATCCTCCACATCCGTGGCGCTGGCGCGGTCCGCGATGCCCTTCAGGGTTTCGTGGCCAGCGGTGCCGATCAGCTGCCGCTGTTCCTTGGTGAGGCGGCCCCAGGCACCTTGGTATTCCTCCATGCCGCACTCGGCGAACTCCTGCAGGCTGGCGTACAGCGCCTGCCGTTCAGGGGTGTCTTCAGGCTCGGCTGGCTGTTGGCGGGTGATGGCGCCGGCGGTAGAAGGCCGGCGGTCCGCACGCACCGATTCGGCATCGATGATGTCCTTGCCTTCCATTTCCTCGGCGGTGGGCTGGGAGCCGACCGCTTCCGGGAACGCCTTGCGCAGCGCCTGGGCCTCGGCACACTTCGCGAGCTGTCCGAAGGCGCGCTTCTCCCACATGGCGTTGGGACTGCCGTCGCTCTTGGACGCGTAGTTCTCCAGCCAGTATTCCTTGGCCGAGAACTCGACCACCTGGCTGCCGAGCAGCTTGCGGACCGTGACCCGGCACCATTCCGGGTAGTGGAGCTGGAACGGCTGCTGCGTCTTCTGCCTGCGGCCATTTGGACCGTTGGACCAGACGTCGCGCACGGATTCCATGGTGCAGGTCGGCCCGAACTCGGGTTCGCTGCAGCCGGCGTACTGCCCCGTGCGGGAGGCGTTGATCCGGTACAGGCCGATGCCGGGCATGACCACGTCGCGCATGCCGTTGACGGCGCTGCCGTCGGGGTTCTCGCCGATCTTCACCTTCATGGGCACGATGTGCACCGGCTTGGTCATCGGGTCGAGCCCGGCCGCCTGGCAGTAGCTCAGCACCATGTCGATGGATGCATCACTGGCGCCCGGGTACAGGCTCGACTTCAACGCGCCGCGGATGGCTTCGGCCTGCTCGCTGGTCATCAGGGCGCCGGCAGCGGCGCGGGTGGTCATCTGGTTCATGGGTGCCTCAGTAGCGGATGGCCACGGCCGGGACCTTGCCCTGCACGATGGCGGTGATGACGGCGGCGGCGGTTTCGTCTTCGATGCCCAGGGCGACCAGCGCGGCGACGGCGGCACGGTTGATCGAACGGCGGTGTTCGACGTCGGCGGCGCGGGCTTCGTCCTCCCGGCGCTGCGCATCGGCCTTGGCCTGGCGCTCTCGCTCGGCGCGGGCGGCCTCTTCTTTGGCGCGGCGCTCAGCGGCAGCGACGGCCTCGGCCTTTTCGCGCTCGGCCTGTTCGGCGGCAACCTTGGCGCGCTGCTCGGCCTCGGCTGCCTCACGGGCAGCGCGCTCGGTGGCCTCTCGGGCTTCACGTTCGGCACGCTCCACGGCAGCAGCTGCCTCGCGCTTCGCGTTCTCTGCGGCCTCAGCCTGCAGGCGGGCCTCGCGCTCGACGCGCTCACGCTCGGCCTGCTCAGCTGCAACGCGCTGGCGCTCTGCCTCTTCAGCGGCGCGCACGGCTTCCTCGCGGGCGCGGATCTCTTCTTCCTTCCGGGCGATCTCGGCCAGGCGGGCCGCTTCGGCCTCAGAACGGGCGCGTTCCTCGGCCTCGGCGCGCTCGCGCTCGATGCGCTCCTGCTCGGCCTCCCAATCGGTGAGCGGCTTGCGTACTTCGTCGCGCAGCGCGTCCAGGTTGTCGCGGGCCTTCTTGCGGGCGGAATCAATGTCGCCGGTCTGCTTCTTCAGGTCGGCCACCAGCGCCTTACCGGCGTCATCGATGGCGGTCTTGGAGCGCGACACCTTATAGGCGATCGAGGCGATTTCCTTGCGGCCGGCAACCGTCTTGACGTTCGGTACCAGGGTGACGGCCTCAGCGCGGATGCGGGCCAGCAGGTCGTCCAGTCCGCCGCCGGTGAAGACCTCGACGGCGTTGACGGATTCGAGTGGAATCAGGGCTTCGGACATGGCAGTTCCTTTGTCGGGTGGGAATAGATGCCGGCGTCGTGGAATCCCGGCCGGCGCGGGGCCCGTGAGGGCGGGGTAATAGGTGGAGAGGGCCGGTGCTGATCTCCGGCTTGACGGGACTCAAACCCGCCTACGTTTAACGGTCACCGCGCGTCGCTTCGCCAGCATCAACCGGGTCTGCCGGTTCCGCCGTCACCAGCGGATTCGCTTTCGCTACCAGCCCCGAACTACATCGGGGGTTCTTTCCCGGACGTGAGCGCATCAGCCTGCGCATTCCTCTCCGTAGTCGTTACGCGGCCAGGTCCTCCTGCTGCGCGGCGGCACTCGGCGGCGTGAGGGTCAGGCGCACCTCGCCGCGGCGCCACGCGGAAATCAGCTCGGCGTCTTCGTCCTCGTCCAGCAGCACCGAGACGGTGAATCCCATCGCCACGCTGCCGCCTTCGAGCGGCTTCCAGGTGATCTTTTTCACCTTGGCGTCGGCGAAGAACACCGGCTCGATGTGGTCCATTAGGGAGCCGATCGACAGCTCGTAGCCTTCGAACTTCCCGGTGATGTCCTGCTCGCCCAGCAGCGGCAGATTCAGCGCCACCAGGTCCGTGCTGCCTTCCATCGGCAGGTTCTGCTGCTGGCCCTTGTCGGCCTTCTTCCAGAACGCCGGCAGGATGGCCGGGTCGATGGTGTTGAGGATCGTGTTCGGGGCGTTCAGCGAGAACTTCAGGTCAGCCGCGGCCGCGTCTTCATCGCCGTGCTTTTCCTTGCGCAGGTTCAGATGCGAGAACACCGCATCGTGTTGATCGAGTTGGAACATCGGTGGTGCCTCTCGTAGGGGCCGGCCGCGCCGGCGGGAAGTCAGGACCAAGCCAGCGGCCAGCACATCGCCCAGCCAAGGCCGAGGACGATGGCGATGCAGCCCAGGAAGGCGAGGAAGTCGGCTGCGTTGCGGCAGCCAATGCGCGCGAGCAGGCGACGCCGACGGACAGGGACGCGCACCGGCCGCACCAGGTGCACGAACAGCACGCCCACGTGGTCGAGCTGTGCAGCCCACAGCGTGGCCATCCAACCCCAGCGGTGAACGGTCACCAGCTGCTCGGTGCGGGTGACGGGACAGACGGAGAAGACGCCGTAACGGTCAGCGCGCATCGTCGGATTCCTCCACGCACAGGCCGTCCACGGCCTCGCGGTTGTGATCTGTGTCGGTGGGTTCGCACGCGGCCAGAGCGGCGCGTAGGCGCTCTTCGGCGTGGAGCAGGTCGGGAAAGTCGCTGACACTCAGCACTTCACGAGCTGCCTCGAAGACTTCGGCGATCAGTTCGCGCGCAAGGCCCAGGTCGTTGTCGGGATCGGCACTCGGGAGATCGATGGCAAGCGCGCATTGGGTGCCATAGATCACCTGCAGCACGTCGATGCGGCGGCTCACGACAGCACCGCCTGCACCAAGACGGCGAACGCGACGCCCATGCAGAAGGCCAGCAGGTACCCCGAAGCCAGCTTCAGCGCCTGGAAGTGCAGGGCTCGGTCGGCGGCGGTCATGCGGCGTCCTCCATGTGCCCAGCCTCGAAATCCTTCATCGAGGCGTCCACGCGGCGGGACATGTCGCGGACCAGGTCGGCCAACTCGCGGAAGTGGGGCAACAGGTGGGCCGGAACCTCCTGCGTCAGGAGGTGGGTCATCACGTGCCGAGCCTGGCTCAGCTTTTCGACCAGCGGGGCGACGTCGCCCTCGCGCTCCAGCTCCGCCGCCACGTGGTCGCAGGCGAACTGGAAGGCATCGTCGTTCGGTTCGGCCGGTGCGCGGCCGTCGTGGCTGCGCTGAGCGGCGCGGGCTAGGTCGTTTGCGGTGCGGACTGCCATGGGTGACCCCGTCATATGGCCCGGTTGGGCCGACGGGGATAGCATTACCGAAACGGTTACGGCTCGTCAATACCGAAACGGTAATTAATTTCTGGACCCGTCAGCGGGAACGAAAAAGCCCCGCCAGAGCGGGGCTTTGCTGTCGACCGACGGTCTCTCAGTACACGGGCAGATTCCGCACTTTTGATTCCAGGTCGTCCGCTCGTTCCTCCAAGTCGTCGATCTTGGTCTTCGCCGTTTCGATGTCATCGACGTAGCCGGGGTATCGCCAGTCAAGATCCTCCACTGAGGTCGGAAGGCGGGACTCTATGTCCTCAATCAGCCACAGACTGTAGGCGTTGAGCCCGAGCGACACAGCGAGTGCCGTCGACAGCGCGAGCAGACCAACCTTTACTCCATTCCCCATAGGGCCCTCCTTTCGTTAAAAATGAGCCTGCAGCAGCCCGGCGTCCTCGAAACTGATTCCTTCGCGCATGCAGTCTTGTGCGCGCTCCAAATCACGATGCAGCTGGACCAGCTGTTGATCCTCCAGTTGCTCGATACCGGCGAGGCCAAACGTAGCTTGGTCGATGATCAGTTGCATCGAGTAGCCCCAGCGGCGCCGCAGGTGGCGAATCATGCGGCAATGGGATTCCCTGGTCAGGTCGTCCAGTTGCCGGGCGGGCGTGGAAAGCGTCACAAGGCGCAGATGCGGGCGTGGCCTGGGTGTTTCGGTACCCATCGCCTTTGCCATACGGCTAGCCAGTTCCTTCAACCGCTCTTCGCTCAGTGCCATCGCCATCTCCCTTTGCCTTGTCCAACCGGGCCACAAAGGCCCGCATGAAGTCGAGGACGTTGCTGTCGTCCAGAGACGCGGCCTCTGCGCGGACCGTCTCGTATGCAACGGCCAAGGCAGTGACGTTGATTTCTGGGACAGGTGGTTCCCCCCTGATCTCAGCCACCAGCTGCAGCAGCCGGTGAGCTGAGCGAAGGGTATCGATGTCGATTCCCACTGGCTGAGACTGCCGGGAAGGCGCGCTGTCGAGCTCGCCGCGGCTCATGCCCATTGCCACTTCCAGGTCGCGGGCAAGCCGCCCGCCGATGCCCTTCGGCGAAGTCTCCGAAATCCACTGGCTGACCTGTGGCTGCTGCCAGCGGCTGCCGCCGTATTTCCTCGCCCAGTCCGCCGGACCGCCGGCCTCGGCGACCAAACGGCGCATGTTTTCGGTTCTGGCTGTGCTGGCGTCCATAGGGGTAATGGTCACAAGTACAGCCCTGCGGCGAAATGACCGAAACGGTGTTGACCGGCTATAACCAAAACGGTAATGTGCCGAGCATGAACCTGACCAACTACGCGGTATCCAAGGGTGGAACCGGGACGCTTAAGTGCCCGGTTCTGGAATCGGTGGCCAAAAAGGCAGGCTGCAGCGCGGGCACGTTGTATCAGATCGCGCTCGGGAACAAGCAGCCCAGCGCCAAGCTGGCGAACGAGATCCACAGGGCCACGCGCGGGCGCGTCCAGCGCAGCGAGCTGCGGCCGGACGTCTTCGGCGCTCCCCCGGCCACTGCTGTCAATGAAGCACCGCAGAGCGAGGCGGTTGCCTGACATGTCCATCTACGGCGCCGCGATGGGGAAGGGGATCACCACCCCGGGCAGCTTCCGGCGCCGTCTCGGCCTCATCACCTGGCCAACCGGCCGCACGTCGACCCGTTCGCCGACCCGCTTCAACACGAACCACTTCCCACCCATTCGCATGAGCGTCAGGACGTTGGCTCCGGCCAGCTGATTCGTTTTCGCCACAGGGCTGCACTCCGATTTGGGGATGCGGCCATTTTCAGAACCAGTCAGGGGAACGCAGGGGAAAACGTCTTCCCCCGGATTCCCACCCACGGGATAACTGCATGAAAAGTCAGCAAATTACCTATGAAGACGGGTTGACCCGCAACCCGACGCTCCGTGACCACATGGCGGCGATGGTCCACCGCGGCGCCGGCCTGACGGCAGTGGCCGGCCAGCTGGACATGGCCCCGTCGAAGCTCAGCGAGAAGCTGGCCGGATGCGACAGCGGTGGCAAGCCGCGGGGCCTGTCCATCGACGACCTCGAGCGCTACATCCAGACCACCAAGGACGTGTCGCCGGTCCACTACCTGATCGAGCGCTATCTGGTCACGCCCGAAGCAGCGACGGCAGAGGCGCTGGCCGAGCTGCACCAGCACCTGTCCAACCTGAGCGGGACGCTCGCCAAGCTGGGGATCAAGTGGCCATGAACGCTACCGAGAGGGCCATGCTGGCCGTGCGGTCCCTGTGGTTCATCGCTGGCTGCCTGCAGCTGCTGAAGGGGGCAGGCCATGCGTGAGTATGGACAGATCCAGTGCGCGTTCTGGCAGAGCCAGGATGCGCAAGAGTGGACCGATGCCGGCAAGCTGCTGGCCGCCTACCTGATGACCGGCCCCCACTCGAACGGGCTGGGCTGCTACCGCTGCCCGGATGGCTATGTGATGGCCGACCTCGGGTGGTCGCTGGAAAGGGTTTCGGAAGGGTTTGCCGAACTGTCTCGAAACGGTTTCGCATACCGTTTCGAAGGGGTTGTTTTTCTGCCCGGATTCCTGCGCTGGAACAAGGTCGCTAACGGCAACGTGGCGGCGGCGCGCATGGCGGAGTTCGAGGCGCTTCCGAAGGGGGAGGCAAAGGCCCGCGTGGCCGGCGCAATCCTGAAGTACGTCAAGCACTTGGGCAACGACTACCGAACCGTTCTCCAAACGGTTGCAGAAGCGGTTTCTGAAACGGTTACCCCAACGGTTACCCAAACAGAACCCTACCCAACCCAACCCAGAGAGAACCCAAACCAAACCACTTGCGCTGCGCCGGCCGAGCCGGCTCCGGCTGGCGACCTCCTGCCAGCAGCGCCTGCTTCACCTGTGGCTGTCAGCTTCCTGCTGAACGACGGGAAGGACTTCGAGATCACCGAAGCCCAGGTCCGCGAGTTCGCCGAGCTGTACCCGGCCATCGACGTGATGCAGACCCTTCGGGCGATCAAGGCCTGGACGATCGCCAACCCGAAGAACCGGAAAACCCGCAGCGGTGCCATGCGGTTCGTGAATTCCTGGCTGAGCCGCGCGCAGAACCAGGCGCCGACCCGGCCGGGTACAGCGCCAGCGCCGCAGAAGGGCGCACTGCCGAGGCTCAGCGCATGACGACCCTCGAAGCCAACCACCGCGCGGCGATCCATCAGGTCGAGCGCCAGGTGCTGCACACGGCGATGTGCCGCCCGTCCAGCATCGCCGACATGCCGCTGCAGCCGGGTCACTTCGGCAACGAGGCGCACGGCCAGCTGTGGGAGCTGATCCGCAGCATGGACGCCGGCGGGAAGCCGGTGGACGCGGTGACGATCTCGGACGTGGCCGACCGCATGGGCAGCCCGCGGCTGAGCGAGCTGGCGATGCTGATCGGGGTCGACCGCGATCTCTACCCCAGCAGCCAGCCGGCCTATCAAGCGTCGATCCTGCTGGCCGCATGGCGTGACCGTGAGGCGTTGGCGATCGCGCGCGAGCTGCAGGAAGGCGCGCAGGCTCGGCAGGAGGACGCGGTCGACGCCGCGATCCAGCGGCTGATGACCCTGCACACCGCCGACCGCAGTTACGAACACACCTCGCAGTCGGCGCTCGATGCAGCTGTGGCTCAGGCGATGGAAGCGCAACGCAACGGTGGGAAGCTGATCGGCGTCTCCACCGGCATCTTCGACCTGGACGAGGCGCTGGGCGGCTTCCACGACAGCGACCTGATCATCGTTGGCGCGCGTCCCGCGATGGGCAAGACGGGCTTCCTCCTGGGCGCCACTGCCGCTGGCGCGAAGGGCGGGGCGGTGGGCCTGATCTCTGGCGAGCAGCCCGCCGACCAGGTCGGCCTGCGCTGGTTGGCGGCCGGGTCGGGCGTCAACGTCGGTCGCCTGCGTGCCGGCAAGTTCCGCCAAGACGATGTCGGCTCGCTGCTGCACGCCGCTGAGCAGTACGGCGCGCTCCCGGTGCGCATCCACGACCGACCGTCGCCGGACATCACCGAGGTGGTACGCGAGGCGCGCCGGTGGAAACACCAGATGGGCATCCGCGCGCTCTACGTCGACTATCTGCAGCGGATCGAGATCGCATCGATGTCGCGCGCACCGAAGCACCAGCAGGTGGGAAGCATCACCCGCAGCTTGAAGAACCTGGCACGTGACCTGCGCATCCCGGTGGTTGCACTGGCGCAGGTGAACCGCGAGGCCGACGGCGAGCGGCCGCAGATGAAGCATCTGGCCGACAGCTCGGAGATCGAGAAGGAAGCCGACCAGATCATGATGCTGTGGCGGGACCTGTCCAACCCACAGGCAGAGCGCACCGCTGCAGAGATCAACGTGGTGAAAAACCGCCACGGCAACATCGGTGTGGTGCCGGTGACCTGGCACGGTGGGTCGACGTCCTACGTCAACCGCAGCGCTGCCGACGAGCTGGGGGAAGTCGCATGACCCTGACCGCTGCAGCGAAGAAGATCCGCGCAAAGCGCGCGCGCCGGCCGATCTACCTGGTCGTGGCCAAGCTGATCGATCCGAACACGGGCGAGCTGGTGGGCGCCCTGGTGCCGGCCAATGCCGTCGACCAGCGCCTGCTGCGCGATCGCAAGTTCCGCGTGGGCCGGGAGATCCGCGGCGAGCTGAAGCAGCCGCGGGAGGAATGGCAGCACCGGCTGATCCACAAGATCGGGCACCTCATGGTCGACAACGTCGAGGGCTGGGAGCAGCTGGACGCCCACGACGCGGTGAAGCGACTGCAGCTGGACGCCGACGTGTGCTGCGAGACCGTGGAAATGGACGCCACCCCGGTGATTGCCGCGGTGCTGGATGCATGCGAGGCGCTGCTGGGTGCAGGCGCCCGCAAGGTGCTGGCCGGCGTTCTTCCGGAGATCCGCACCATCCCGGTCAAGCGTGCCGAGAGCCTGTCATTCGACGAGATGGAGCAGGCCCGATTCCAGGAGCTGTTCGACGGCCTGACCGAGTACATCGGCAACCACTACACCCAGGTGATGCTCGACGACGTGCGCGCCGAGTTCTGGGAAATGGCAGGGCGGAACAGGAGGGTGGCGTGATGAACTGCGATCTATTTTTCCCAGAGGGGCTCTCGAATCTTCTTAAGCGCCTGATTGCTCATGTTCTGTGCATTTTCCAGATGCTGAATGAAAGCGCATTCGTGCTTTCTAAGAAGAATGTCTCCCTTAATCAAAGACTGCGCTTCCAGGAAGGAGTTAGTTACGGTCAGGAAATCCCCGCCGGCTTCACCCATCAAGTAACAGTCTCGCTCCACGTCCTTCACCTCGTCGGGCAGGGGAAGTGGATGGATCTCGGGATGAACATTTCCCGTCTGCTGGGTTCGGGCGAAATCGAGCTGTTCAGCGATCACCTTCTGAAATCGCTCCAACGCCCGATTCGCGCGGGTGTGGCGACTTTTCATTTCCAAGTCGTCTTTCTTGGCTTCTTTAGCTCTTGCTACGCTTCGCTCGTGAGCGGCTATTCCAATCGCCGCCAGTATTGCACCCACGCTCCCAACGGCCTGAACCCATGCAGGCCAGTCAATGCTGATCGGTGGGCGTGGCTGAGGCGGATGTTTGCTCAACAGAGCCCATGCCAAAAGAGCACCTGCGGCAAAGGCCATTACAGCCACCACCGCCCAATCCCGGTCTGTTCGTCCCTGTTTCATGACTCCCCCCTGTTGTTGGCACGGATTCTACCGTCCGGGGTGGCCGCGTGAGGACGAAGAACGCCAAGGCCTTCACCCCCGCCGAGAAGCGGCACGTGGACGCAGTGAAGTTGCTCCCGTGCAGCGTCTGTAGCCGACCAGGCCCCAGCGACGCCCATCACATCAACCAGGGGCAGCACTTCACGACCGTGGCGCTGTGCAAGGACTGCCATCAGGGCAGTTTCAACGGCATCCACGGGCAGCGCCGCATGTGGCTCGTCATGAAGATGGACGAACTGGCCGCCCTCAACGTCACCCTTTCCCGGCTGCAGCTGAAGGAGGCCGCACGATGATTCACCTCACCCTCCCGTACCCGATCAGCGCGAACCGTTACTGGGCAGTGCGCGTGATCCCGAAGAAACCGAAGCCGCTGGCGATCACCTACGTGACCGAGGACGCGAAGGCCTACAAGGCAGTCGTCGGGCACCTGGCCAAGGCGGCTGGCATCCGCACGCCGTCGACTGGCCGCGTAGGGCTGCACATCCAGCTGTTCCCGCACCGGCCGCAGGACTGGGCGAAGCGCGCACGGAAGGATCCGTACACCTGGGACGACACCGTGCAGTGCATCGACCTCGGCAACTGCGAGAAGGTGCTGTCCGATGCCCTGAACGGCATCGCCTGGGTGGACGACAAGCAGATCCGCCGGACCCTGCTGGAACGCATGGAGCCGGACGAGAAGGGCGCGCGGCTGGAGGTGGCAATTGAGTACCTGGCTGCCGCGCCGTCCCTGTTCGGGGAGGCCGCAGCGTGACTACAGCCGAGGCCCGCACGCGGAAGCGATACAACGCCTACCTGCGCCGGCATGGCGTGTGCGCCGTCTGCACCATGCGCGAGCGGGCCAGCAGCCCCGCGCACTGCCAGCGCCGGCCGGACCGGCAGGGGAGCTGCGACACCGACGGCCTGCTGCCGGTGTTCCGATTCGACGAGAACGTGCTGAAGGGGATGCGCGATGGATAAGAAGCAGCTCGAGGCGCGCCTGATCCAGTGGGCGGAAGAGTATGGCGGTGGCCGGTACGAGCATATCGGCTACTCCAGTCGGAACCTCCTGCAGTCCCTGATTGAGCATCAGGGGTTCGTGCCGGGTACCGGTGGCTACCGCGGCATTCTCATCAACACGCCTGGGGACGAAGTCCAATCCGCAGTGCTTGCCATGGAGGCGTATGGCTACATCCGGCCCGGTCGGACGCTGCGATGCGAGTACTTCCTGAAGTCGGCGCCACTGGAACTGAAGCTGCAGAACCTGCGGCGCGCGGGGATCGATATTAAGCGGCCGACCTACTACGACTATCTCGCCATCGCAAAGGCATTCGTGATGGGTCAACTTTCGAAGGAGAACGCAGCATGAAGATGCGCGTATACATGATGATCGCCGACGCTTGCTGTGGTGAGAGCTTCTGCAAGATCGGGGTGACCACCGATCTGGCTGCGCGGGTCAGCGCCGTGCAAACCGGCTGCCCGATGCCGATCACCGATGTGGCCTACCTAGACCTGCCCCGTGGAGCTCGGTCAGCTGAGGCCATGTTCCATGACCAGCTTCGCGCCTATCACACGCAGGGTGAGTGGTTCCGCATGAACCTGTCTGACCCCCTCCACAAACAGGCGATGAAGGATGCAACGGCCTTGGTCGTGAAGCACTTCGGCGTGAGCGAGACCCGGTGGAAGCACATGAGCCTCGATGCGATCCGGTCGTTGTGCAAGGTATTGCGTCTAGACAATGTGGCCTAGAAACTTGGCACCATTCGAGAAGTCCCCCCTGAAGCCCTGGCCAGCGTCGGGGCTTCTGCGTTTCCGGGACTGCGCTTCCTGCGGGCGTAGGCCAGAGGTCCAGGCCACCGGGCTCATAACCCGGCCGTCGCCGGTTCGAATCCGGCCCCCGCAACCATCCACGCCCGTCCACCCTCACCGGACCAATTCGCCGAGCCTGCCGGGCTGCGGTGACGGGCACCTATCGACCAATCGGGGAGGGCGTCATGCCGAACCGGATCAACCATGGAACCGACATGCGGGGAGAAATCATTGACGCGGTGGGGACCGCAGCCCTGAAGGTCACGCCGCCGGTAACGGTGGCCACGGCCGTCGCATCGGGGTTCACCCTGGACAAGGCGGTGCTGGTGCTGACGGCCATCTACCTGGTGGGCCAGATCGGCTACCTGGTGTGGAAGTGGATCCGCGAATGGCGCCAGGCGCGCCGCGGCGGGGTGATCGGATGAAGGGCAAGGTGATCGGCGGCACTGTCGCCGGCGTAGTGCTGCTCGCTGCTGGCGCGCTGGTGAAGCCGTGGGAGGGCTACTCGCCCACGCCGTACATCGACATGGTCGGTGTGGCCACCTACTGCTACGGGGACACCAGCCGCCCGGACAAGCCGGTCTACACCGAGCAGGAGTGCGCCGAGAAGCTCAACAGCCGCTTGGGTAGCTACCTGACCGGCATCAGCCAGTGCATCAAGGTGCCGCTGCGCGAGCGCGAGTGGGCCGCGGTGCTGAGCTGGACCTACAACGTGGGCGTGGGTGCGGCCTGCCGCTCGACGCTGGTGGGCCGGATCAACGCCGGCCAACCCGCCGCGGCCTGGTGCCCGGAGCTGGACCGCTGGGTGTACGCCGGTGGCAAGCGCGTGCAGGGCCTTGTGAACCGTCGCGCGGCGGAGCGCCGCATGTGTGAATCCACCAACTGAGCCCAGGAGGGCGTCATGGAAAACCAGCACCGCAAGATCACCGGCTACCGCGAACTGAACCAGGCCGAGATAGACCTGATGAACGAGATCAAGGCGAAGGGTGAGGAGCTGCAGGCCCTGGTCAACAAGGTCAACGACACCAACACCGCTATCGAGGGCGACAAGGGCGATTGCTACCGTTGGTCGGCCATCGCCAAAACGGACTTCCAGACCGGCCTGATGGCGCTCACCCGCGCCGTGGCCAAGCCGACGAGCTTCTAACCCCATGATCCTCACCCGCGCCCTTCTGATCGCGCTGCCGGTGGTTGGCCTGATGGGCTTTGCCGCTGGCTGGGTGTGGCGCGGTGATCGCGCTGAGGGCAACGAAGCCCGGCAGCAGGCCAGTGTCAGCGCCGCCCAGGTGGCGCAGGTCAACGAGGCCCGCGCCACCGAGCACGCCCAAGCCCAGACACTGGCCACGATTGGAGCGAAGCATGAAGAAGACCGCGCTGCGGCCGCGACCGTCCCTGCTGCTGTTGTTGCTGGCGTGCGTGATGGCAGCCTCCGGCTGCGCGACGACCTCGCCACCTGCAACACCGCTCGCCTGTCCCAAGCCGTCGCCGGCACCATCGAACGTGACCAGGCAGCCCAACTACGAGCAGAGGTCGCGGGCGCTCTTGTTCAAATCGGGCGAGACGCCGATGACCACGTCCGCGCCTGCCAAGCCGTGATCCAGGTGGACAGGGAGCAGTAATGGCACGGCCCAGCAAGTACAGCCAGCAGCTGGCCGACGCGATCTGCGACCTGCTGGTTGATGGCAAGAGCCTGCGCACGATCTGTTCCACGGCAAAGATGCCGAGTCGTTCCACGGTCATTCGTTGGCTGGCTGAGAACGAGGCATTTCGCAACCAGTACGCGCGTGCACGCGAGCTGCAGGCGGACACGCTGGCCGAAGAGATCCTGGACATCGCCGACAAGGCGGTGCTGGGCGAGCGGCTGAAGAAGGACGGCAAGGGCAAGGTGCTGGAGCGGCAGACAGGCGACATGGTCGAGCGCTCAAAGCTGATGATCGACGCGCGGAAGTGGTACGCCGGCAAGCTGCAGCCCAAGAAGTACGGCGAGCGCGTTGCTCTGGACCACGGCGTGCAGGACAACCTGGCCGACCAACTGAGGGCCGCCCGTGAGCGCGCAGCTGGCCGGGAGTCCTGAGCAGCAGCTGGTCGAGGCGATCGGCTCGTTCCAGCACGACCCGCTGGGCTATGTGCTGTTCAACTTCCCTTGGGGCGTCAAAGGCGGCCCGCTGGATGGCAAGAAGCTGCGCGCCTGGCAGCGCCGGCAGCTGGAGAAGGTTGGCAGGAAGCTGCAGGCCGGGGCTGCTGATGCTGGCGAGGTGATCCGCCAGGCTGTCGGCTCTGGCCACGGCATCGGCAAGTCCGCGCTGGTGGCGATGCTCATCAAGTGGGCCTTCGACACGTTCGAAGACACCCGCGGCGTGGTCACGGCCAACACCGATAACCAGCTACGCACCAAGACTTGGGCCGAGCTGTCGAAGTGGCACGGAATCAGCCTCACCAAGGACTGGGCAACGCTGACCGCCACCGCGCTGATCAGCAACGCCCCGGGCCACGACAAGACCTGGCGCATCGACGCGGTGCCGTGGTCGCAGAACAACACCGAGGCATTCGCGGGCCTGCACAACGAGGGCCGGCGCATCCTGCTGGTGTTCGACGAGGCTTCGGCCATCGCCGACAAGGTGTGGGAAGTTGCCGAGGGCGCGCTGACCGACCAAGGCACCGAGATCATCTGGGCCGCGTTCGGCAACACCACTCGCAACACCGGCCGCTTCCGCGAGTGCTTCCGCCGGTTCAAGGCCAGCTGGGACACCGAGCAGATCGACAGCCGCACCGTTGAGGGTGTGAATCTGGTCGAGGCCGAGCGCATGGTGCGCGACTACGGCGAGGACAGCGACGTGGTGAAGGTCCGTATCCGCGGCCTGTTCCCCTCGATGTCAGCCCGCCAATTCATCGCCGAGGCGGACGTCGCTGCGGCCTATGGACGACACCTGCGGCCCGAGCAGTACAGCTGGGCGCCGAAGATCCTCACGCTGGACCCGGCGTGGGAAGGCGACGACGAGCTGGTGATCGGCCTGCGTCAGGGCCTGGCCTATCGGCAACTGCGCACGCTGGCCAAGAACGACAACGACATGGCAGTGGCGGCCATCCTCGCCCAGCTGGAGGACGAGCATCAGGCCGACGCGGTGTTCGTCGACGGCGGGTTCGGCACCGGCATCGTGTCCGCAGGCCGAACGATGGGCCGCGACTGGCGCCTGGTGTGGTTCTCGGGCGAGTCGGGCGACCAGGGCTGCCTCAACAAGCGCGCTGAGATGTGGAAAGCCTGCCGCGACTGGCTGAAGGAAGGCGGGGCCATCCCCGAAGACCCGCAGCTGCGCGACGAGCTGCAGGCACCGGAAACGGTGCCGCGCCTCGACGGCAAGCTGCAGATGGAATCGAAGAAGGACATGAAGCGCCGCGGACTGCCGAGCCCCAACCGGGCCGACGCCCTGGTGCTGTCGTTCGCATACCCCGTGATGCCCCGGCCGCGTTTCCCCGATGGGTCGCCGATGGAGCATCGCGACCACGCCGACCAGCAGGCCGGTGAACCCTACAACCCGTTGTCCTGAAGGAATCTCCATGTGCAACTCCGCTCCCAAGGTGAAGCCGGTGGCCGCAGCGCCCGAAGTGGCGCCCGAGTCCATCGACGATGCCGCCGTGAACGAGCGTGACCGCGAACGCCAGCGGCAGCGCCTGCGCTTTGGCGCCAGGTCGACCATCTTGGCCGGCGACACCAGCTCGGCCATGCCCACCGCGTCGGTCAAGACGGCGCTGGGTGCCTGACGCCATGTGCACCTCGCGCCAGATCATCGATCCGGGTGGCCTGCTGTTCGGCGACAAGACCGGCAAGTACGCAGACCCGCTCGGCATCACCAAGACCGCCGTGGGTGATCCGACCGGTCGTGTGCGCCGCGCCCGCAAGGAAGCCGAAGACGAGCGCCGCACCTACGCAAGCAGCGGCGTGTCGTCTGTGGCCTATCGATCGCTGGCACCGACGACAACCGCGCTGGGTGGATCGGCTCCGCGCAACACCGTGCTGGGGGGAGGCTGATGGACATCGTGAAGCTGCAGGCACACTGCCGGCGCCGCAAGACCGCCTTGAAGGAGGCGCAGAGCGACTGGACGCCGCTGTGGCGCCAAACGTCGGAGTACATCGACCCGACCCGCGGCCGCTTCTACGGTGACCAGGACGACAAGCCGCGTAAGCGCAACTGGGCCAAAGTGATCAACAGCACGGCCACGGATGCGCTGGGGGTGATGGCCGCCGGCATGATGTCGCACATGACGCCCAAGGCGCAGCCGTGGTTCAAGGTGACCACGCCTGACCCGGCCATTGCCGAGCTGTTCGGCGTGCGCGTGTGGCTGGACGATGTCGCCCAGCGGATCCGCGATACCTTGGCCAGCAGCAACTTCTACAAGGCCATGCCGGTGGTCTACGCAGAGGACGGCATCTTCGGTGTTGCCCCGCTGCTGGTGCTGGAAGACTCGCGCGAGGTGGTGCGGTTCTACGCGCTGACCGCCGGAAACTACGCCGTAGGGCTGGACGACCAGGGGCGCGTCGACTCGCTGTGGCGCCGCTACCCGAAAACCGCGCGGCAGCTGGAGGAACGCTACGGCGCAGATGCACTGCCGTCCGTCGTGCGCGATGCACTGCCCAAGAGCGGCGACCAGAAGTTCTGGGTGGAGTCGCTGATCGAGCCGAATCCGGACCAGCGGCCTGGGATCGGCCCGCTGGGGCTGCAGGCGCCGCGCTTCCGTCCCTACCGCGAGGTGGTCTGGATCGACGGTGTGGCCAACGGCCAGAACGGTGTGATCGACATCGGCGGCCATTACGAGGCCCCGTTCGTCGTGGCCCGCTGGAACCCCGTCGCGGAGGACATCTATTCGTCCTGCCCGGCGATCAACTGCCTGGGCGACATCAAGCAGCTGCAGTATCTGGAAGGCGAGAAGCTGCGCCTTATGGAGCAGATGTCTGATCCGACGCTCGCTATGCCGGAGAGCCTGCGCCGTACCGGCGGGGCACGGTTGCGCAAGGGTGGTCAGGTGTACCTACCACAAGACACTGCAAACACCACGGTTGCGCCGGTCTACATGCCCGACTCGCGTGGCCTGGCGCAGATCCGCGAGGAAATCTCGGTCGTCGAGCAGCGGATCCAGCGGGCGTTCTTCTACCAGCTGTTCCTGATGCTGGAGGCGCTCGGCGACAAGACGGATCGCACAGCCACCGAAATCGTCACCCGCAAGGAAGAGAAGGCGGCAGTGCTGGCGCCGACCCTGGAGTCGATTACCGACGAGGTGCTGGATCCGGTTGTGGTCCGGGTGTTCCGGCTGCTGGAGCGCGCCGGCCGCATCCCCGATCCGCCGCAGGTGCTGGCCAATGTGCCGCTGAAGATCGAGTACACCAGCATCCTGGCGCAGGCCGCCAAGGCGGCAGCGGTCGGGTCGATCGAACGCACCATGACCTTCGTGGCCAACGTGGCGCAGGCCACCGGCGACCCGTCCGTGATGGACAAGCTGGACAGCGACCAGGTGGTCGACGAGTACACCGCCGCCGTGGGCGGCCCTGCCTCGATCATCCGCAGTGACGACGCAGTGGCCAGGATCCGCGCAGACCGTGCGCAGCAGCAGCGCCAGCAGCAGCTGGCGGCGTCGGCCCAGCCGATGAAGGACGCCGCGCAGGCGCTGAAGACGGCCAGCGACACCGTGCCCGAGGAAGGTTCGGCGGCCCAGGCGCTGATCGATGCCATGCAGGGGGCCGCATGAAGCGCCCCGGCATGGACCCGCGGGAGGAAGAGCAGCGCCGCCTTGCCGAGCGCATGGCGGACCTGCAGGACACCCAGCTCCGCGAGGACGCGCGCGCAGTCCTGGCCGATCCAGCCGCGCGCCGGCTGGTGTGGCTGTTCGTTCAGGCCATGGATGTGGATGACAGCGCGTTCAACACGAACGCGATGGCGCAGTCCCGAAAGATCGGACGGCAGGAGGCCGGGCAGTGGTGGCTGCGCGTCGTCCGTGACAGCTGCCCGGAGCGCGAGGCACAGATGCGCGCCGAGGCCAACAGTGCAATGAAGCGGCTGCAATCGCAGCTGCAGCAACCCGAGGAAATCAACGATGTCGACTGACAACGCCAACAGCGCCAGCAATCCCAATCCTGGCCCGGGCGATAGCACCACCACGACCACCGCGACCGACGCAAATCAGGTACCCAACAGCAGCGCGCCGGCGGGCACCGATGGAAACGGCAACGGTGGTGACGCGACGGGTGGCAATGGCCAGCCGAACAAGGGCGAAGGCGGCGGCGATGCCGGCAAGCCCGAGGAAGGTAAGACCAGCGCGGCACCGGAGCAATACGGCCAGTTCAACCTGCCGGAAGGGTTCACCCTGGAAGGCGATCGACTGGGCGCGGCCACGCAGTTCTTCAAGGCCAAGGGCTGGACGCAGGAACAGGCCCAGGAGGCCGTGGACCTGTACACCCAGATGGCCGGCCAGGATGCGACGGCGATGCAGCAGGCAATGGAAGCCCAGCGCCTGCAGCAGGTCGAGCAGTGGGGTGTGGATGCCAAGCAGCAGCTGGGCGCCAAGTACGACGAAACGGTCGGCCTGGCCACCACCGCAGTCAAGGCGATCAACGACCCCGAGCTGACCAAGGCATTCAACGAACTGGGCTGGGGCAACCATCCGACGATGATCAAGGCGTTCGCCTTCTTCGGCGGCTTCCTCCGCGACAGCAAGGTGGATGGCCTGGGCGGGACCACTACGTCTGGTCCGGGCGCCGCCAGTGACGCGAAATCGATCCTCTACGGCGGCTGATAGCTGCCACGTAATACCCCATCAACCAGCCGCCGCAAGGCGGTTTTTTCGTATCTGGAGAGACAAACAATGTCGACCATCGGCAACACCTACCTGACCCTGGCGGACGTGTTCAAGCGCACCGACGCCGACAAGCAGATCGCCACGATCATCGAGCTGCTGGCGCAGGACAATCCGATCCTGCAGGACATGATCGTCAAGGAATGCAATGACGGCACCACGCACCTGACCACTGTCCGTACCGGTATCCCCGAGGCGACCTGGCGCATGCTCTACCAGGGCGTGCAGCCGACCAAGTCGACCACCGCCCAGGTGCGCGACGCGACTGGCTTCGCGGAAGCCTGGAGCGAGATCGACGAGAAGCTGTATCAGCTGACGCAGGACAAGGCTGGCCTGCGACTGTCCGAAGCCCAGGCGTTCCTCGAAGGCCTGAACCAGGCCATGGCCACCTCGATGTTCTATGGTGATCAGGCCACCTCGCCGGCGAAGTTCACCGGCCTGGCCCCGCGCTTCAACAAGCTGGCCAGCAGCGGCTCGGGCGCGCAGATCGTCGATGCCGGCGGCACCGGCTCCGACAATACCTCGATCTGGTTCGTGGTCTGGGGCGAGAACACCGTGCATAGCCTGTTCCCGAAGGGCAGCAAGGCCGGCGTTACTCGCGAAGACAAGGGTGTCCAGACCAAGACCAACCCGGACGGGTCGGTCTATGACGTGGTGCGCGAAAAGTTCCAGTGGGACATTGGCCTGTCGGTGCGCGATTACCGCTACGTCTCCCGCATCGCCAACATCGATGTGTCCGACGTGCAGGCCGGCACCGTGAAGCTGTACGACTTCATGCGCAAGGCCTATTACAAGCTGAAGCAGCGCCGGGTCATGGGTGGCCGTGCGGCCATCTACCTCAACACCGACATGATGGAAGCGCTGGACAAGCTGGCCACCAATGGCGGCACCACCGACAACTTCGTGCGGCTGACCCGCAAGGAGATCGAGGGCGAGGAAGTGCTGACCTATCGCGGCATCCCGCTGCGCGAGTCGGACGCGCTGCTCAACACCGAAGCCCGGGTCGTCTGATCCGCCGTCACTGAACTGGGCGCGCGGGCTGCGGCCCCGCTCCCTTCCGTAATCCAAGGAGCAAACCACCATGATCTTCGATCAGCAGAACCTGTTCTCGAACGCACAGTCGGTGCTGGCGAGCGCAGTGTCCACCAACGTCATCGACCTGGGGGCCACCGGCACCGTGCGCGGTGAGGGCGCCCCCATCAAGCGCGACATCGGCCCGGGCACCCCGATCCCGCTGCGTGTGCAGGTAGTCGAGGCTTTCAACAACGCCACCAGCCTGCAGGTCGAGCTGCAGGTGTCGGCCACCGAGAACTTTGCGGCTCCGGTGACCGTCGGCTCCCAGACCAAGCTGCTGGCCGATCTGGCGGCCGGTTCGGTGTTCGGCGGCCTGTACTACGTGCCGCGCGGTACCAACCTGCGCTATGTCCGCCTGAACTACACCCTGGTGGGCACCGCACCGACCACGGGCAAGGTCACCGCGGGCATCGTCGCCGGCCACCAGGAGAACAACCTGTGACCGGCCTGCGCGTGCGCGCGACCCGGCGCGGCTACTTCGGGCAGGAACGTGCCGTCGGCGACGAGTTCGAGATCGCCAGCAAGGAACAGCTGGGCTCCTGGATGGAGCAGATCGGCGGCAAGGCCGTGGCCGAGAAGTCGGCGCCGCCGGCGGACCCGTTCCTGGCCCGCAACGCTGACCTGATCAAGGCAGACCTGGCCGGTCTGGAAGTCGAGCAGTTGGTCGCATACCGCGAGCAGGAAGCTGCCGCCGAGAAGCCGCGCAAGGGCGTGATTGAGGCCATCGACGCGGCCGTGGCCGAGAAGTCGGCGAACGCCTGACGGCAACCATCGGGGGCGCCTTCGGGCGCCCCCACTACCGGAGCGGCACATGAAGCTCGTATCCATGAAGAAAGACGGCAGCCACGACCACGGCTGTGACTGCTGCGCCACGGCGCCGTCAGGTTGCAGCGAGCCTGATTACCCGTGGGGGCTGCGCATCAACCTGGACGAAGACCAGATCGCAGCACAGGGCATCAAGCAGCTGCCGGCGTCTGGTGCACAGGTCGCCATTGAGGCGATCGCGACCGTGGTTTCGCTCGGAGAGGAAACGCGCGATGGCAAGGTGCATCGCCGGTTGGAGCTGCAGATCACCGACATGGGGCTGGCAGCCGCGAAGGGCCCGAATCCCAGCGAAGTGCTGTACCCGAACGGTGAGGGCTGACCCATGACGTCCCAGGTCCAAATCTGCAACCTGGCCCTGGGCAAGCTGGCCCAGGACATCACGATTACCTCACTGACCGAGCGCTCGAAGGAAGCGCGCGTGTTCTCGCGCCTGTGGGAGCCGATGCGCGACTTGGTGCTGGCCGACCGGCTGTGGCCGTGGGCGATGAAGGCCCAGCGCCTGGCCGTCGCCGCTGAGGCACCGATGCCAGGTTGGGAGATCCGCTACGCCCGTCCGGCGGATTGCATCACCGTGCTGGCCATCACCGACGACCAGGGCATGCGCGCCGGCCGCCGCCTGTCGCGCTGGTGTGAGCCGCAGTTCCGCCAGTGCCACGGCATCCAGTTCGAGCAGGCCATGGGCACGGACGGCACGTCGCTGCTGTGCGATCGGGCCGAGGCCTATCTGATCTACGTCGCACGCGTGGAAGACCCGGAGCGCTACCCCGCCCACTTCGTCGATGCCCTGGCCTGCAAGCTGGCCGAGGAAGGCGCGCCGACGATCATCGGTGCCAACGGGTTCTCCAACAAGTCCGGCCTGAAGCAGCTGTACCAGCTCGCGCTCAGCCAGGCCGCGGCGCATGACTTCAACGAGGCCGACGAGGACGAGCGCCAGCCGTCCATGGCCCAGATGGCGAGGGCCTGACCATGGCACGTCTGCTGCAACCGAGCATGTCCGGCGGCGAGCTTTCGCCCGGGCTCCAGGGCCGCGTCGACATGGTGCGGTACGCCATCAGCCTGAAGACCTGCAGCAACGTGATCACCAAGCCCACCGGCGGCGGTGAGAAGCGGCCGGGCTACCTGTTCCGCGGCGGCGCCAAGCACAACGACCGTGCCACCCGCTTCATCCCGTTCATCTACTCGACAACGGTCAAGTACGCGATCGAGCTGGGCGATGGCTACATGCGGTTCTGGGTGGGCGGCGCGCTGCTGCGCAATGGGGCAGGGGACATCGTCGAGGTGACCACGCCATACACCGGCCAGGACATCTACAAGGTTCGGCACACGCAGTCGGCCGACGTGCTGTACTTGGTGCATCCGTGGATCCCGCAGAAGGAGCTGCGCCGCTTGGCCGTGGATCAATTCGAGCTGCGCGACTTCGAGTACCGGCGTGGCCCATTCCGCCCGTTCAACAACGACGAGGCCGCGCTGCTGGCCGTGTCCGGCACCCAGGGCGTGGTGACGGTGACGACCAACGTTCCGACCTTTACCGCAGAAATGGTCGGCTCGCTGCTGTACGCCGAGGAAAAGGAATTGCGCTCGGTGAAGCCCTGGGTGGCGGCGGAGAAGAAGGTGCCGCTGGGTGCACTTCGCCGAAGCGACCAGAAGGTCTACCGCTGCGTGAGCGTCCCTGTGGTGACCGGCCTGGCCGGGACGCCGTACTACGTCTGCGGCAGCGTGCGCCCCGTGCACGACAGCGGCCGTGCGTTCGACGGCCCGCAGGACGTGAAGTTCGACAACGTCAACGACTACGCCGTCGGGGTCGAATGGGAATACGTGCACGGCGGGTTCGGGATCATGAAAATCACCGCCTTTACCAGCCCGTTCGAGGTCACCGCGACGGTGATCGAGCGGATCCCCGACAGCATCGTGGGCAACGTACCGCCGCCGGTGGCAGGTCCGTGGACCTTCAGCGGCGACGGCACCACGAAACAGTTCTCCATCCCTGGCGCGACCAGCAGCAGCTACCTGGACTACCAGGTCAAGATCGACGGCGTGCCTGTGCAGTCGAATCCGTACTACCCGGGCGGCAGTGGAACCGGCGGCACCAGCGGTGGTGGCATCGGCCGCGGCGGCAACGTCGCGCAGGAGGTGCAGTGATGGCACAGGGCTGGACGATCGATCCCGGCGCGGACCTGATCAATTTCTACGAGGCGCCGCCGACCGGCACCAACAACATCGTGGTGACCCAGTACGCGGCCGGCGCTGTCGGCGGCACCGACGTCTGGGCCGTCGGCGCCTGGTCCTATCGCTATGGCTACCCCGGGGAGGTCGAGTTCTTCGGCGACCGCCTGTGGTTCGCTGGCAGCCCTGGCGATCCGCAGACAGTGTGGGCGTCGAACATCGGCGATTACCCCAACTTCGGGCGCAGCTCGCCGATCGTCGACAGCGACGCGGTGTCGTTCACGATCAATGCGCGCCAGGTGAATGCGATCCGCGACCTGGTGCCGCTGGACAGCCTGCTGGTGCTGACGACTGGCGGCGAGTGGAAGGTCACCGGCGGGCAGGACGCTGTGGTGACGCCCAGCACGATCGGGATCAAGCCGCAGTCCGCCTATGGCACCGGCGACCTGCAGGCCCGCGTGCTGGGCGAGTCGGCGGTGTTCCTGCAGGCGCAGGGCCAGCGCGTGCGCGATCTGGCCTACCAGTTCGAGAAGGACGGCTTCCGCGGCAACGAGATCAGCATCTGGGCCGACCACCTGGTGCAGGGCTACACGTTCCGCGGCATCGAATACAGCACGGCGCCCTGGCCGATCCTGTGGATGCCGCGCACGGACGGTGTGCTGATCGGCTGCACGTACATGCCCGAGCAGGAGGTCACCGGCTGGCACCCGCATGAAACCGATGGCGAGGTGCTGGACGTCTGTTGCCTGCCGGGCGAGATCGAAACCGAGGTCTACCTGCTGGTGCGCCGCTTCATCAACGGCCAATGGGTCCAGTACGTGGAGCAGATGGCCCCGACCCGGTACGACGATCCGCTCGACTGGAAGTACGCCGACAGTCTGCTGACCTACGACGGCCGGCGCCCGAACGGCTCACCCATGACGCTGACCAGCACCGATGGGTGGAACGAGGGCGCGGCTATCACCGCCACCACCGGTGCCGCGATCTTCACCGGTGCAGGCGACGTGGGCAACATCCTGCGGCTGGCAATTGGCGACGAACACGTCCGCGTGCGGGTCATGGCCTATGTGTCGCCCACGGTCGCGACGGTGGAATCGATCGGCTCGGTGCCGCTGGCGCTGCGCGGCGTCGCTGTTCAGGACTGGACCTATCAGCGCTCGACGATCGCCGGTATGGGCCACCTGGAGGGCAAGACCGTGGTGGCCCTGGTCGATGGCAACGTGCAGAAGGACCTGCAGGTGGTCGACGGCAAGGTGCAGCTGCAGCGCCCGGGCGGCGTGGTGCACATCGGCCTGCCGTATACCGCCCACATCGAGACGCTGGAGGTTAATGCCAACGGCGGCGACCCATTGCGCCCGATGAAGAAGCTCGCCTTCGAGGTTGCGCTGCTGGTGCGCAACACCCGCGGCGTCTACGTTGGCACCACGCTGGACACGCTGGACCCTATCGCACAGCGCGATTTTGAGGGTTACGACGAGCCCACGGCCCCATACACGGGCGTCCTGCGCAAGAACATGTCCTGCCAGTGGGGCGTGGACAGCGGTCATTTCCACATCATCAGCGACGACCCGCTGCCGATGGAGATCCTGTCTCTGATGCCCCAGGTGGTGGCGTCCGAATGAAGATCACCGCAGAACTGGTACCGGCTGAGGCTGGTCACATCGAAGCGATCGCGGCCGCAGCACGGCCCGCAGACGTGGTCGAGCTGTGGGCATGCGACCGCACCACGCCGGCGGAGGCCCTGCAGCGTGGCTTGGCCGGGAGTGCTGAGGCGTGGACGGCGATGGTGCGCGGCGTGCCGGTGTGCATGTTCGGGGCGACCCCTTACTCGATCCTCGGCGGCATCGGTACGCCCTGGATGGTCGGCTCGACGGGGCTCAACCCGCTGTCGGTCCAGAAGGAGTTGCTGCGCCTGTCCCGCCCGGCCCTGCACCGGATGCAGCAGGCATTCCCTTCGATGCTGTTCAACGTCGTCGACCAGCGCAACGAGGCCGCGCAGCGCTGGCTGCATTGGCTGGGCTTCCACTTCCTCGCGCCGGTGCCGGTCGGACCGGACAGCGCCCCTTTCCTTCCGTTCTACTGGAGCGCATAACGTGTGCAATCCCGCAATCGCCCTTCTGGCGGCCACCGTTGTTACCGGTGCATACCAGGCTGATCAGCAGCAGAAGCAGGGCAAGGCCAACGCTCAGATCGCCGAGAACAACGCGATGCTGGCGCAGCAGGACGCCGACGCCAGCAACGCCCTGGCCACTCGCGAGATGGAACAGCAGTCCTGGCGCACGCGCATTGCGCTAGGCCAACAGCGCGCCGCGATCGCCGCCAACAACATCGACCCCACGCTCGGCACGCCTGCGGAGATCCTGGGCGAGACCGCGATGTTCGGTGAGGTCGATCAGCAGACCATCCGCATGAACGCTGCACGGCAGGCCTGGGGCTTCAACGCGCAGGCCCAGAACCAGCGGACGCAGGGCGAGCTGGCCCGCTGGAGCGGCAACGCTCAGGCGACCGGCACGATCCTGGGCTCGCTCGCCAGCGCCGCGAGCATGGGCATTGGCGGCATGAGCCGTGCGGGCGGTGCTGGCGGCGGCGGGAACCTGTCATCCCAGGCCAACAGCATCACCATGCGCAACAACGCGCGCATTTCGCGCGGCTGGGGGCTGTGACATGGCAACCCTGATCCCACGCACCAGCGGGCCGCAGGTGCAGGCCGAGCTTGGCCCCCAGGTCCGCAATACCGCCCAGGTCGACCTGTCGCCGCTCAGCCGCACCGCGGGTGCCGTCGGCCAGGCCGCCATCGACCTGTTCCAGCAGCAGAAGCAGCGCGCCGACCTGACGGCGGTCATGGAGGCACGGCGCGAGCTGTCGGACTGGGAGGGCGCCACCTTCAACCCGGCCAACGCCGACGGCATCGCCAAGTACCAGGGCAAGAACGCGCTGCAGGCGCACGACGCTCTGCTGGGGGATCTCGACCAGCGCGTGTCGTCGATCCGTAGCCGGCTGTCGCCCGAGCAGCAGCAGCGGTTCGATCAGGTGTCGTTCTCGTTCCGCGACTCTGTGCAGGGCCGGCTCAACAGCTACGCTGACCGCGAGTACAGCGCCTATGAGGCCACCGAGCGCAAGGCCACGATCGACAACATCGGGCAGGATGCCGTCAGCGCCGGCATGTCCGGCGACTTCGGTCTGGCCGACGTGCGGCTGCAGGAGGCCGTTGGCATCGCCAGCGCCGCCTACCAGACGCAGGGCATGGGTGCCGAGGCGATCAAGGCCAGCGAGCGCGGCATCGTATCGTCCGTGCGCAAGCAGACGGCTGCGGCGATGGCCACCCGCGACCCGTTCACGGCGGAGGACTACTACCACCGCTACGCGGACCAGATGACGCCGGAGGACCGCGCGCAGGTTGAGCGCACGCTGTACCCGGTGGTGAAGGACCGCGCGGCCTACGAGCTGGCCCAGTCGCTGGCCGATGGCCGTGGTGCGATCGAGCCGCTTCCGGCGCCGGCTTCGCGGGGAGTGCCTTCGGCCGCCGTGGCCAAGGCGATCGATGACGCAGCGAAGGCCGAGGGGCTGGATGCGGCCGGCCGCGCAGACCTGTACGCGCTTGCCGAGCAGGAATCGGGGTTCCGCGCCGACGCAGTGAATCGCGAGGTTCTGGACGATGGCGACCAGGCCACCGGCCTGTTCCAGTACCGCGTCACCAGTGCCGGCGGCATCGACCGCAAGGACGCTGTGGCATCCGCCCGGCGTGCTGCCCGAGAGTACAAGGAACGCCTGGCCAAGGGCGGACGAGCGTTCGCCATCGCCGCGCACTTCGCTGGTGAGGGCGGCGCCGATGCCGTGGTGAACCGTGGCCGCTCGGCGCAGAACCCGAAGACGGCGCTGTACGTGCGCCAGGTCATGGGGCGGGCGTCGCGGTGGGCATCAGAGCATGGTCCGTCCGCGCCGTCGGGTCAGGTTGAGGCGGGAAACATCGATCTTGCTAAGCGACCGGTGGTGCGCAATACCGATGGAAGCATCAGCACGGTGCGATCCATCTCGTTCGGCACCGACAAGGGGGAGGTGCTGATCCCGACGGTCAGCGAAGACGGGCGCGTGCTCTCTGACGATGACGCCATTGCGTTGTACGAGAAGACCGGCAAGCATCTGGGGGTTTTCAAGACCCCCGAGCAGGCTACGGCCTACGCCGAATCCCTGCACAACGATCAGGCCAGGATGTATGGCGGGCCGCCAGCAACGCTGGCTGATGCGATCGCGGCGATCCCGCGCACGATGCCGCCGGATCAACGTGCTGCTGCCGAGGGGTACCTGCGCGACATCTACGCGCAGCGGAAGGACAGGCTGGAGCAGGCGAAGAAGGCCGCGGCCATGTCGATCTACGACAAGGTGGCCGCCGCCGGCGCGGGCGTGCCGCTGTCGCAGGTGCTGGCGCCGGCCGAGCTTGCTCTGATGGGACAGGACCCCGCGCTGTATGAGTCGGTGAATCGCTATCGCAAGATCGTTTCTGAAGGCGCCACCGTGCAGGACGATCCCGCGACGCTGGAGAGCATTCAGCGCATGCAGGCGCTGCGTCCCAATGAGTTCGCCAAGCTGCCGCTCGGCCAGTACGCCGAAAAGCTCAGCGGCAAGACGCTGAAGTCGCTGGCTGAAGACCAAAAGAAGGCGAATGACCCGTCGAAGCGCGCCGACTGGATGACCGACAACGAGCGCCTAGAGCGCGGGTTCCAGATGCTTGGTTTCGGCAAGGACACGGATGTATCGGGTAGTGGATCGCAAGCGAAGAACGCTCCGCGCGACGCCCTGCGAGGCGAGTTCCGCATCGCCTACCAGAACGCCCAGACGGCGTTCGTGCAGTCCACCGGAAAGAAGCCGACGCCTGAGCAGGCGGACGTGCTGCTGTCGGCGACGGCCAAGCAGTTCGCCCAGAACCTGCAGGCCGGCCGTCTCGGCGCGATCCAAGAGAAGGACGGCAAGTTCAAGAACAACCCGAAGGTGAAGGTGGGTCTCTACAGCAGCGCTGCACAGTTTGACCTGCAGGTCAGTCAGGCGGACCGCTACGCAGTGCGGGGCGCATACGCCGAGAAGTACGGCCGTCCCCCGACCGATGCCTGGGTCACCCAGTACCTCGCCCGCAAGAGCCAAGGAGCCAAGAAGTGATCGACAACGTGCTGGAAGGCTTCGACGAACTGTCGGACGAGATCGAGAGCAACCGGCAGGTGACCCTGCGCAGCGCATACACCGGCACCAGCCAGAAGCCGGAAGAAGCCGCGCGCGCGAACCAGCTGTCGGACCAGCTTGGCCAGCCATTCGGCGTGGTGGCGGCGAACCTGGGCGACTACGAGCAGGACGCCCGGCGGCAGGAGATCGACGACGCCGGCCGCGCATCGCCGCACGTGGGCGATTTCCTGAGCGATCCGCGGCGCATGGCGCTGGCCAGCGACGAAGCCCCGAAGCTGGCGACTTATGCCAACTCACTGGTGACCGGCGAGGCCCGTGCGACTGCCGAGCCGAACATCCTGGAGCAGGTGATCGGCGGCATCGTCAGCGGCTGGCAGCGGGGCAAGGCGAATGCGCTGTCGCTGCTGCCCGATGGCCCGGCGGTGATTGACCCGGCGACCGGCCGCCTGACCACCGACCGCTCCGCGGAAGAAGCGGCGTTGCGTGCAGACCAGGAGCGCCGGGCACAGGCCGCAGACGTGACCAGCGCCAGCACCGAACGCGGCTTCCAGGCCTTCGACCGGGCGAACAAGGCCGGTAGCTTCAGCGGCGCTGTGCGCGAGCTGGCCGGCGGCGGCGCCGACACGCTGGGAGCCATCGCCGTCACCCTGGGCCAGTCGATCGGCATGGGCGCCCCGGGCCTGGCGCTGACCGCGGCCACCGGTGGTGGTAGCCGCGTGGTGACTGCCGCATCGGCCGGTACCGGGTCGGGCCTGACCGAGTTCGGCGCCAGCATCGCCGACGCCATGCAGGACGCGAAGGTCGACCCAACCGACGCCTACGCGGTTGGCCAGTTCCTGCGTGATCCGCAGAAGATGTCCGCCGCGCGCGACAAGGCGGCCAAGCGCGGTGTGGCCATCGGCGTGTTCGACGCTTTGACCGCCGGCGTGGCTGGCCACTTCATCAACAACGCCCGGCGCAGCGCATCCTCGGCGATCCTGCGCACCGGCGCCGAGGCAGGCGTGCAGCTGGGTGGCGGCGCCGCCGGCGAGGCCACGGCACAGCTGCTGACCGAGGAACGCCTGAAGTGGGGCGACATCATCATGGAGGGCCTGGCCGAGGTCCCCACCGGCGCGGTCGAAGTACATGCCAACTACCGCGCCGCGCGGGCGTCTGGGCAAGTGCGGTGGATCAATGAGCGCCTGGACCAGGTGATGCAGTCGGGCCAGAGCAACGACCGCCTGCGCGCTGCCACCGAGCTTGCTGGAGAGCTAAAGCTGGGCGAGCGGTCGCCGGAGGACATGAAGGCGCTTACCGCACAGGTGGCCGGCGAGGACGCGCGGGTGTACCTGGACGCGGAGCAGGCGCAGACGCTGTTCCAGTCCGAACCACAGGTGCTGCAGGACATGGTCGGCGGCGAGTCGGCGCTGGCGGAGCAGCTTGCCACCGGCCAGGTGGTGATCCCGATGACCGAGTGGATGGCCGCTGTTCCGCGGCTGCCGAACCGAGACGAGATCCTGCACAACGCCCGCACCACTGCCGACGGGCTGTCGCCGGCGGAGCTGGAATCGCTCGACATCGATGCGATGGCCCGCGAGCTTGGCGTGCCGCTGGACGCACCAGCACCGGACGCCACCGCAGCGAACGCCCGCGCGCAGGTGCAGCAGTCGGTCATGGCGCAGCTGGTCGGGACTGAGCGGTACACGCCTGCGCAGGCCGAGAGCCAGGCGCAGCTGTGGGGCGCCATGTTCGGCCGCCTGGGCGAGGTCACCGGGCAGGATCCGGTGGCACTGTACGAGCGCTACGCGGCCGGCATCGACGCAGCGGAGGCGCCGGCAGATGGCGCAGACGCCGCGCCGCGCACGCTGATGCAGCGGGGCATGGATGCACTGCGCAGCCTGTTCGGCCGACCGCAGGTGGCCACCGATGGCCGCGGCCAGCAGACCATCGAGCGCGACGGCAGTGCCTACGTGCAGCGCGCAGGGCAGTGGCTGCTGGCCGACGACCAGGGTCAGGCGCGCGACTTCGTGACGCTGGATCAGGCGCGCACGGAAGCTGAGCGCACCGGCGGCGAGATCGTGCAGGACGACCCGATCGACGGCCAGCGGCAGACCTGGAGCGTGGCGCTGCCGGACACCGCCGTGCGCGAGGTGCTGGCGGGGGACATCCTGTTCCAAGGCGGCGCCGCACCGCGCGGCCAGATCCAGATTGGCCCCGACCGGGCGATGCAGATCAGCCTCTTCAAGGGCGCGGACCTGTCGACCTTCCTGCACGAATCCGGGCACTTCTTCCTGGAGGTCTACCGCGACCTGGCCACGGCGGAGGACGCCTCGCCGCAGATCCGCTCCGATCTGGATGCCCTGCTGAAGTGGTTCGGCGTCGAGTCTGCGGACCAGATCGGCGTCGACCAGCACGAACAGTTCGCCCGCGGTTTTGAGGCCTACCTGGGCGAGGGCAAGGCGCCGACGCCGGAGCTGCAATCGGTGTTCAGCCAGTTCAAGCAGTGGATTCTCGGCGTCTACCGCAGCCTGCGGAATCTGGATGTTGAGCTGACCGACGAAGTGCGCGGTGTGTTCGACCGCATGCTGGCCAGCCAGGAAGAGATCGAAGCGGCACAGGCCCGGGTGGGGTTCGAGCCGATCGCGCGAGACCTGGCCGAAGCGCAGGCGCTGGGCATGACCGAGCGCCAGTTCGCCGATTACCAGGCGCAGGTCGCTGCGGCGCGGGAGCAGGCCGAGGCCGACCTGATGGCACAGCTGCAAGAAGCCGATGCGCGCGCGCGGGAACGCTGGTGGAAGGACGAGCTGGCCACCATCCGCGGCGAGGTCGAGGCTGAGGTCGAGGCCACGCCGATCGTGCGCGCCTACCGCGTGCTGACAGGGCGGAAGGAGGCGGGCGGCGAGCCGGTGCCCGAGCAGCTGCAGGGCCTGAAGCTGGACCGCGCCGTGCTGGCGGCGACCTACGGCGACGGCCTGCTCGACAAGATGGGCCGGGTCTACGCCCGCAAGGGCGGCACCCATCCCGAAGAGGCGGCCACCCTGCTGGGCTTCAGCTCCGCCGACGAGCTGGTGCAGGGACTGTGGACGGTACGGCAGACCCTGGCGGGTGTGAGCGCGGAGGCAGATGCGCGCATGCAGGCCCGGCACGGCGAGCCCATGACCGACGGCACGCTGCCGCAGCGAGCGTTGGACGCCGTGCATGGCAGTCGCAAGATCCAGCTGCTGGAGCGCGAGCTGGGCGTGCTGGCCGACCTGGCCAAGGAGCCGCGGCCGAACCGACGCGAGTTGAAGGCCGTGGCGCAGGCCGTGCTGGCCGAGAAGACTGCGCGCCAGATCCGGCCCAATGAGTACCTGGTCGCTGAGCGCAAGGCTGCGCGCGCGGCGGCGCAGGCGGCGGCCGCAGGGAGGTATGCCGACGCACTCCAGGCGAAGCGGCAGCAGGCCCTGAACGCTGTGCTGTTCGCTGAGGCCCGTGCGGTGCAGCAGGAGGTCGAGTCGAAGGTCGGCTACATCCGCCGGCAGATGACCCCGCAGGCCCGCGAGCGGCTGGGCAAGGCCGGCGCCGACTACCTGGAAGCGATGGACACCATCGCCGATACCTACGAGTTCCGCGACGTATCCGGCCGGGCCGTTGCGCGCCGCCGAAGCCTGCGGCAGTGGGTGGAGGCGCGCCAAGCCGAGGACGACCTGACCGCCGTAAGCGATGCGCTGCTGGCCCGGGTCGAGGCGGAAAGCGTAACGAACTACGCCGACTTGCCGATTACCGAGTTCCGCGAGCTGCACGACGCGGTGACCAATATCGCGCGCCTGGCCAAACTGAAGAACAAGCTGCTGAGCAACAAGGACCAGCGCGACTGGGAGAGCGCGCAGGCCGAGCTGGCCAGCGCCATCCGCGGTGCGATCGCCGAAGGTAAGCCGCTGCCGCTCTCGGATGCGGACCTGACGGCGATGCAGAAGGTGGGCGCGACCTACACCGGCCTGATGGACTGGGTGCTGCGGCCGGAGACTGTGGTCGAGTGGTTGGACGGTGGCGAGACGGGGCCGTGGCACGACTTCCTCTGGAACCAAGCCGAGGCAGCGCAGCAGCAGCGGATTGAGTTGCGCAACCGTGTCGGCGGGATGCTGGAGCAGACCATGAAGGCCCTGACGCCGGCACAGCGGGCGGACCTCAACCGCTTGGTGTACGTGCCGAGTCTGGGCCGGTCACTGTCGAAGAACACGATCGTGTCGGTGGCGCTGAACATGGGCAACGCTGGCAACCGCGACAAGCTGATGCGCGGCGGTTTCATTGGCAACAACGCTGAGGTGGTCCAGTTCACCCCGCAGAACATCGCGGAAATGCTCGGCCACCTCACGCCGGCAGACGCGCAGATGGTGCAGGGCATCTGGGATGCGGTGAACAGCCTATGGCCGGACATCGTCGAGCAGCAGCGCCGGTTGTCGGGCGTTGCGCCCGAGCAGGTCGAGCCGATGCCGCTGATCTTCACCGCGGCCGATGGCTCGATGGTCAGCCTGCGCGGCGGCTACTACCCGGCCGTGTACGACCCGCGGGCGGGTGCCGGCGGTGTCAAGCAGGCCCGCGCGGCGGAGGAACAGATCATGGGCGGAACCTTCAGCCGCGCCATGACCAGCAAGGGCCACACGAAAGAGCGCACCGAGTACGCAGCGCCGATGCTGCTGGACTACCACCGCGTGCTGTCCCGCCACCTCAACGACGTGATCACCGACGTGTCCCACCGCGGCTACGTGAAGCAGGCTCTGCGGGTGCTGGAGGACCAGGAACTGAAGAACCTGATCCAGCAGCGGCTGTCGGAGGGTGCGTATCACGCGCTCTACGGAAGCGTGAAGAACTCGGTGCGCGGCGCGTCTGTGTCCGAGCCGGGCTCCAGCATGGCCGAGAAGATCGGCGACGCCGTGCTGACCAACACGGCAGTGGCCGCGCTGGGCTTCCGCCTGCCGCTGGTATTCGCCAATACCGTGGTCGCGCCGATTCAGGCGGCGGCGCGCGTTGATCCGAAGTATCTGGCCACCGGCTATGCGGCGTACTACCGAAGCCCGGGCAAGATGACGGAGATGATCCATTCGCTGTCCCCATTCATGGAGGAACGCGCCAACTCGCTGGATTCGTCCTATCAGGTCGTGCTGGGCAAACTGTCGGGAAAGCGCGGCATCCGCGCGGCGGCCATGAAGATGGCCATGGAGGTCCACCGCTGGACCGTGCCGCTGGCAGAGCGTGCCATCTGGCTGGGCCGCTACCAGCAGGCCCAGGCACAGGGCGTCAGCATCGACGAGGCGGTGCGTTTGGCCGACAAGTCGATTCGCACCACCCAGCAGGCCGGTGCGCCGAAGGACCTCAGCGCTGCCGAGCGTGACCCACGCTACAAGTGGGTGCGCATGTTCATCGGTCCGATGATCATCATGAACAACCGCCTGCAGGAATCGGGCCTGCGTGGCCTGTACCTTGGGCGCGTGCAGTCCCCGGCCCGGGCGCTGGGCACCTGGTTGTCGGCCGGCGTGCTGTCCAACGCGGTGTTCGAACTGCTGATGATGCGCGGCCCGGATGGCGGCGACGACGACGAAAAGGGCTGGGATGACTGGAGTGCTTGGCTTGCACGCAAGACTCTGCTGTTCCCGTTCCAGACGATCCCCCTGCTGCGCGATGTCGCCGGCGGCATCGATGCTGCGATTGAAGGCAAGCCCAGCATGGGGCGACCCAACCCGATCGTGGACGCCGGTGTGGCCCTGGCGAAGTTTGGCCAGACAGCGTGGAAGGAGGGCCGGGACTGGATCGCCGACGATGACGAGCCAGACGCGGAGAAGCTGATCAAGACCGGCGTGCGCGCCGCCGGCCCGCTGACCGGCATCCCGAGCAATCAGATGCTGACCACCGGCGAATACCTCTACGACGTCGGTACCGGCCAATACACCCCGGACAACCCCGCGGAGGCGGCCGCATACCTCATGTACCGCCGACCCAAGAACGAGCAGTAACCGACAACGCCCAGCCCCGCAGATGCGGGGCTTCTTCTTTCTGGAGCCGATGCACCCATGACCATTTCCGCCAATGACCGCCGCAAGACCTACGTGGGGAACGGCGTCGCCACCGCGTTCAACGGGCCGAGGGCGTTCCTGTCCAGCCACATCCAGGTGTTCACCGGCACGCACCCGGTCTATCAGCTTGTGCCTCCAGCTCAGTACACCGTGACCGGGCTGCGGGCGAACGCCAGCACGATCACCTTCAACACTGCGCCCGCCTTGAACCTGGACATCTTGATCCTGCGTACGGTGCCGCTCGATCAGCCAGCCGACATCACCAACCAGGGTGCTTTCCTCCCGGAGATCCACGAAGACGCCTTCGACTACCGTGTGATGCAACTGCAGCAGCTGATGGATAGCGGCATGCAGCTGGTGCAGGACCCTGACACCGGCGAATTCGTGTGGGATGCGAAAGGCAGCCGCATCATCAACGTGGGCGACGCAAGCCTGGACGGAGACGCAGTCAACCTGCGCACTTTGCTGGCGATGATCGAGGGCATCCAGAACGGCGGTGGGACGGTTGGTGTCACGCCCAAGCTGTGGACGTTTACCGGTGACGGAGAGGTGACCGACTTCCCCCTTGCAGGCGCAGACGTGCTGGATCCGCTGTTCTATGACACGGCCGCCGAGATCACCGCAGGCGCGGGTAATTACAAGGTGTCCAGGCCGGTCGACGCCAACGGCGTTGGAGAGTTCATGATCGTGCCGGGCACCGAAGGGGCGCCGCCGGCGATTCGCTTCAATCCGCCGCTCGGCGACGGCGTGCGTGGCTTCACGACCCTGCGCGGCTACGCCCGGCCGTGGATCGGCCAGCCCCCGGTCTACACGGTTGCACCGCGGATCGTCAGCGTTACCGGCAACACCATGCTGGCCGGCGACATGCACAACACGCTGATCCTGGCCAACTCCGCCACGCCGATCACTCTGACCATCCGGGCGAACACGGGTGGCAGTGCGGACTGGAAGGAAGGCCAGTTCTTCTCGGTGCTGCAGGTGGGCGCTGGCCAGGTGACCCTCGTTGTGGAAGGCGGAGGCCAGATCACGATCCCGCCGAGCTTCCAAGCCAAGACCCGTGCACCCGGCTGTGTCATCAGCGGCACCTGCCTTGCGCCTGACGCCGACGCATGGGTGGCGGCCGGTGACCTGCTGCGGGTGTCTTCGACGCCCGACCTGCAGTGCTTCGACCTGGTCGACCGTACCGTGCTACTGGGAACGAACATCGCCACGGGCACGGGCAAGGACAGCTTGATCCTGCCCTACGGGCTGCTGCTCGACACCGTGGCCAATGGGGGCATCTACGCCACCCTGTCGACGGCGCAGGCCACTGGCGTGGTGCTGACCGTCGACGTCAACCGCAACGGCATCAGCATCCTGTCCACGAAGCTGACCTTTGACAACAACGAACGCAGCACGCTGACCGCTGCAATCCCGGCCGTGTTCGAGGCCGGCGGCAATCTCCTGGCCAAGGGCGACGAGATCACCATCGATGTGGACCAGGTGGGCACCGCGAACGCCAAGGGACTGCGGGTGTACCTGGTCGGCCAGAGGGCAAGCTGATGACTGCGCGCATCTATGATCGCCCTGACCTCGACCAGCGCGAGGGCATGCTGGCGCTGTACGTGTCGGGAAAGCTGGGCAACGCCTTCCCGTCGCAGGCCTATGAGGGGCGCCTGCAGATCAAGAACGCGGTCGGTGCTTGCCAGGTCCGCCAGATCGATGGGGACAAGCTGCCTGATGGCTACCAGCTCTACGTGGATCAGGCTACGCAGGAGGTGGTGCTGGCCTGGCCTGCCTATGTGGCCGGCGCTGCCCCGATCTCCAACCCAGGGTTCGAGTCAGGGCCGACCGGCTGGGAGTGCGGTGCCGGCTGGAAGGTCTCGACCTATGGACCAATCGTTGGCCAGTGGTCGGGCGAGTACAGCAACAACTGGGGCATCTCACCGCTTTCCAGCACCTCGCGCTATTCCGTGTACCCCGGCCAGCGGACCTCGGCAAAGTGCAAGGTCCGCCAGGGCGCATCGTCAGAGGGAAACGCTGGCGCGTCGGTGTTGTTGGAGTATCGCGACGAGGCGGGAGAGGTCGTTCTGACCAGGGAAGGAAACCGGGTCATGTCAGCCAGCAAGGGTGCCGTCTACGATTCCACGGTGAACGGCGAGGCGCCTGCAGCTGCGAAGACGGTCAACATCGGCAGCAACGGCATCCGGTTCCGTGAGAACAAGCCACTCTTTGTCGATGATTTCGAGTGGGACCACACCGTCGCAACTGCCGGCATCAACCATAACGCGACCTTCCAGCTGACGCTGCTGGTGAGTGATTCACGCGGGCGGAGTGCTATGTGGGCGGGGAGCGTGATCGTTGCCGACTTCGTCGACACGAAGTGGGCGTTGACCTTCGGGCGGACCTTGTGGATCGCTGACGATTCGAGTTCGTTCCCCACGGCCCAGGCCAATGTCTTCGGCGTAGAAACGACCAATGTGGCTCAGCTGCAGGTCAATGGCCTGATCGCCTGCGCAAACAGCCCGAATGTGTTCCAGGCGACGTACTACGCCGACATGCCTGGATTTAGCGTCAAGGGTGTACAGGACCTTCCGACGAACTCGAAATACGCCTTGGCAGGGCGCTACATCGTGAGCGGAACACCGGCGAACTGGCAGAACAATCGGCTGGATACGGCGGATGGGTCTGTCGTGAGCCAGAACCTCGTCGGAGGCGGCGACATTTTCGGCGACGAGGTGGTGCTTGCGCAGTACAACCGAGGCAACAACAACACGTTCACTTTCTCGTACAGCTTTGATCAGGCCGAGAGTTGGACGTTGGTAGGACCCACAGCGATTGATTTCCCTGTGTCGCTGGCCGGCGTAGGCAACATGGCGGTTACCGCGTTCGGGGGAACCAAGACAGGTGTGTTCCGCTGCCAGTTCCTCGGCCGTCGAAACTCGGGTGTTAACGAAATCATCTCGTATCCCATGAATGCTGAGGTTGTGGACATGGCGTACAGCCATGACGGCTGGATGGCCGTATTCCAGAACAAGCGTGTTCTGACCCGAATCTGGGATCGGAGTGATGGATGGGTGGAAAAGGCACCTGTTCCCACGGCAGGCTCGGTTCGCACACTTGCGGCCAATACCAGGTACATCCTGGCAGGCACCAGTCTGGGAGAGATCTTCCGCACGGTCGACTTTGGTGCTACTTGGCAGCAGCTTCCGACGGGGCCGATCAACGGAGACTTTCGGGCCATTCGTGTATGGGGGGAACAGACCAAGAGCCGAGAGGAATTCCCGGTCCCGCCGGCTGGTACGGTGGTCCTCAATCGAGCATTCACTGATGGGAGCGTTGCAGGGCTGACCGGATTCGGCCCCACCGTCGCTTTCGTGTCGACCGCTGCCGGTCTTGCATTGAGCGGTACCAGCGTCAGCAATGCCGTGCGGGTCCGATTCGAAGACATGCCATTGTTGACTGACTTCGAAGCCGAGTACGACTTCTTGGCGCCCGAGAGCGGAATCAACGGTGGCCTGATCTATCGGAACGGTCAGTGGCTGGATGCCAATGACACTTACGGGTATCTGGTCGCAGTGGAGACTGGCCAGGTCGTGCTGGGGCGGGGCACGGCAGGAGGGAGCTATAGCGCGGTGGCTTCAGGCAGCATTTCCAGCGTTCCAGTAGGTACCCCCCGGCATGTGCGTGTGCTGGTTCGTGCCAGCCGGCATCGCGTCTGGATTGACGGCGTATCGGTGATCGACTACAGCAGCAACGTCTACATGGACACGCCCTCAAAGCTCGGATTCAACCGCTTTAAGAACAATGTCACCGCCGCGACGACAATGACCTTCCGCAACCTGGTCATCAAGACGGCATAAAGGGCTGTTCCCCGGCCCGGGCGGGCCGGGGGTATCCTGTGCCGGGGATGGACTTCAGGGCGGGGCATGGAGAAGCTGCAGAACCTTCAGATGATGCGGGCGATCGCCGCGATCCTGGTCGTGTGGGCGCATGCCATCGACCTTATCGCGAAGCGGCAGATAGACGCATTCCAGGTGAGCTGGGGGGCGCTCGAGAACTTCGGCGCGGTCGGCGTGGACGTGTTCTTCGTCATCAGCGGCTTTATCGTCTCGCTGACGGCTGAGCGTTCCAGGTACGTGACGCAGTTCCTGGTTGCCCGCCTTGTCAGGATCTGGCCCCTATACCTGATCGCCACCGTGGTGGTGTTCGCCGTGGATCCCGCGGCCAGATCCGTGGCGACGCTGGCCTGGTCGGTTGTGTTCCTGCAGGTCCCTGGGCTGCCGGCAGGCATGCCTACCCATCCGTTGGGATGGAGCCTGATGTTCGAGGCGGTCTTTTACCTGATGCTCGCCGGGGCAATGTGCTGGCGCACCCAGCGACCGATGCCCGAGCGGGTGCTCATCATCGGCGCGGTGGCCATTCTTGTGGCGGGGGTGTCCGGCTTCCACCAGCCAATGAACATCATTGGAAACCCCATCATCATCGAGTTCCTGGTGGGCGTGGTCATCGGTTGGGCGTACCGCCGGTGGCCTGTGTTGCCCGTGTGGGCTACCTCAGGCCTCTTCGTGGCTGGGGCCGTGCTGCTGCTTTCTACTGCAATGTACGGTTTCGGATCCATCAGCGAGGCACCGCAAACCCTGGATGCAAGCCGTTCCTGGGATCGAGTGCGAATGTGGGGAATCCCTTCGGCGCTACTGATTGCGTCGGCCGTGTTCAGGAAAAACTCGGCGACTGCGGCAGCGCGCCCGCTGGTCTTCCTGGGGGACAGCTCCTATTCCATCTACCTGTTCTCGTTCGTGGCCCTGCTGCTGTTGGATCAGGGGTGGGATGCTTGGGCGCCGGCTTCCCCGGACGCCGCAATCCTCATTGCAACTGCAGCAGCCGTGCTGTTTGGGGTCCTGGCGTATGTCCTGCTGGAGCGCCCGATCACAACGACTTTGCGTTCCAAGGTCTTGGGTCGAGCAGCAACAACCTGAACCGTTTGGGTGCTGGCCGGCCCGTTCGCAGGATCTGCGACGGCTGGCCGTATCCTTCCGGCCATGCCGCTCCCCCCCGACTTCAACTGGACGACCAGGTCCGCCAGCCGCCCGGATGACCCCCTGACCGTGATCGCCTGCCACGGGGTGTGGGTGGTGGCCATGGCCCAGCGGGTGAACGATGGCTTCTGGATCGCCTCTCTGGATCGGCACCGGCATGGCCCCGGCGGGCCGTTCCGCTGGTGCAGCAGCTACGAGCAGGGCCGGGCAGGGGCCGAGCTATGGGTGACCAGGCACGAGGCGAGGCTGCGGGAGGACGTCGCCAAGATCCTGGCGTGGCAGGAGAAGGTCCGCGGGAACCGGCTGGCCAAGGCTGACTTGGATCCGCCATTCGGGTGGATGGGGTAGGTCCAGGCTGCACCCTATCCATGCGTAAGTGATTGATCGGATTGGGGCGCAATCTGCACTTTTGGGAGGCCTCGCACAGGCTTGAAACCCTTACAGATCAACATGATGGGTCAATCAGTGACGATGCCTGGGGGGCAGAGGGTCGTCGGTTCGAATCCGGCCGTCCCGACCACTGTGATGAATCAAGAAGCCTGCGCAGCGATGCGTGGGCTTTTTTGTGCGCGCGGTGTATGCTGCGCGCCACTCGTACTACCGCGGCTGCTGAACCCGGTACTCACGAGAACACATCATGGAATCTGCAAGAAACCGTGCCTGGCGTCGCAGCCAGGCCCGCAACCGTGGTGGCGACCGCGCCACGACCGCCTACAGCTACAAGCCCGAAAAGAACTGGAAGCTGCTGTACACGCGCGATGCCAAGCTCGCGCGCGCACGCCAGCTGGGCTTCGCCTATCCGGTGCTCAGCGCCCGCCAACTGCAGGAACAGGAATGA